AGAAAGATTCTTTCGTTTCTCATTGGTGTATGCTTTGAAGAATACCATTCGTGGAAAGAGATACATCAATCAATATGAGACTGACATTGCTTCCTATTGCGTTCAGAGAGATAAGAAATATGATGGTGTAATTTGTGGTCACATTCATCACGCAAACATTCGTTACTTTAATAAACTTCTTTATATGTGTTGTGGTGATTGGTGTGATACCTGCTCTGCTATCGTAGAAAAAAATGGTATGTATTCTCTAGAGAGATATAAGTAACGGTAATAAATATAACGTTATTGGAGAAACGTTGATGGATGAAGTGCTGGGGGTTCATCACATCGCAGAATTATGCGAGTGTAATGCTGACCTTTTAAACAACTCAGAATTTATTAGCACTTCCCTTAGGCAAGCAGTAGAACACGCGAATGCAACTTTACTAGAAGAAGTTAAATACGAATTCACGCCACAGGGAATCACTGCTGTTTGCTTGCTGTCTGAAAGTCATATTAGTATCCACACTTGGCCAGAGAAAAGATATGCTGCTGTGGATATCTTTACTTGTGGCGACCACACCATGCCCGAGAGGGCTTGCGAATACATGGTGCAGATGCTAGAATGTATGAACCCAAACATCAGCGTATATTTGAGAGGTATTGGATGGAAATCGTCGCCTATACAAACCCAGGATGTAGTCACTGCACTACATTAAAAAAATTATTTAAACGAGCATTGGTATCATATACTGAAGTAACAGTTGGTTCTGATATTACTTTTCAGTTATTTAAAGAAAAATTTCCATTAGCGGGAGGATATCCTTACGTTATTATTGATGGCAAAGAAGTTGGCGGGTTAGTTGAAACCGCAAAATTGTTTTTGGAAAAAGGATTAGTGGATTCGCCAAAAAAATGAAAGACGAAATTTATAGTATTGTTAACAAGGCAATAGACGATGCAATTAAGTTTCAAAAATATCAATTAAATCTTTATTCATTTTTAAAAGGACAGTCGTTAAAGAGAAAAGAAGTATTATCATTTATAAACAGTGGTTTAACATCACAAATAAAAGATGAAATCGCACATTTAGATTTGTATTTGAATGGTGATTCTGAAGCTGTAGATCTTAGAGAAGTGTATGATTGGATGGGCAAACCTCGTGCTAAAAAATATAAAGAATATCTTATGAAAATGATTGAAGATGCAGAAAAATATGAAAGAGAAAGAAGACCTGGAAGAAAACCAGGCAGTAAAAGAAAAGCAGCAACTGCAAATAAATAGAGGTGTGGAGTTAATGCTTCGGAGGAAGAAGTCACTATGTCCACCAGATAATTCTGGTATTATTTTCAGTAAAACGTTTACAATCCTCCGAAGACAATTCAAAATTACTCTTGAAGGTCTCTGAGGATTGACAGAATCAATTCAAGGGAGTATACTCATGGAAGCAACAGCACCGTTTTTATTCATTGCTTTTTTCCTCACTGTAGGTGCATTTATCCTGGGAGGTGTATTAGTATGGAATCTCAAAGATATTTTTGATATGTGGTATGAGAATGCTGGTTATGCCAAGCACATTTTACATCCAGAAATGTTTGATGAGAATGGTGAAATGTATAGAGATGACTTACTAAGAGTCACATTTGTGGATGATGAAGATTATGACGAAGAGGATTAAATGATTCTAATTGATATGAATCAGATTATGATTAGTAATCTGATGATGCAACTGAAAATGAGTGTCTTGAATGAAAATCTGGTAAGGCATATGGTTCTCACTGGACTTCTTTCATACGAAAAACAATATAAAGAAACGTATGGAGAAATGGTGCTCGCGTATGATAGCAAACATTACTGGCGTAAGAGCACCTTTCCATACTACAAACAAAATAGAAAGAAAGATAGAGAAGAATCTGAGTTAGATTGGAATGCTATCTTTGAAGTCCTGAATAAAATTCGGGATGAAATTAAAACTTACTTCCCATACAAAGTAGTGGAAGTATATGGTGCTGAGGCAGATGATGTAATCTCCACGCTCGTTAAACACCAAGCAAAGATTAATATTAAGAAGCACAAGGCAGGTGAGAAACTCGATAAAGTTTTGATTCTTTCAGGAGACAAAGATTTTATTCAACTGCAACGATATCCTTTCGTTAAACAATTCAATCCAATTTTGAAGAAGGAAATCAAACATGAAGACCCAAAAACATATGTCCTCGAACATATCCTTAAAGGAGATAAGTCAGATGGCATACCTAACTTCTTATCTGATGCTGATACATTTGTGGTAGGCAAAAGACAGAAACCTATAAGTAAGAAAAACTTAGATAAGTGGGTTAAGTTAGACCCATCTGTTTTCTGTAACACTAAAGAATTGATGGATAATTATGAGAGAAATAGAAATCTTATTGACCTCACTTGTATTCCTCGTGATTTAGAACAGAAAATTGTTGATGAATATCTCTCGCTAAATAGTCAAGAGAAACAAGTGCCTCTTGAATATTTTAAGGAGCATCAACTCAATACCTTGATGCAGGAATTTGCATTCCGCAGTAAGTTGTCGTTTAATAATCATTGATATGAAACTTTTAATTTCGGAAATTCTACAAAAAGTAAACAACGCAAAGACAAAAGCAGAGAAAAGTAAAATTCTTCAAGAGTATAATTCACAAGCTCTTCGTAGCCTTTTGATTTGGAATTTTGATGAAAGCGTAGTTACTCTTCTTCCAGAAGGAGAGGTGCCTTATCGAAAAAATCCTGCAGCAAAAGGTCTAGACCATACTTATCTTGAGAATGAGCAGAAAAAATTTGCCTACTTTGTTAAGGGTGGTATGGCAGTGAGTAACATGAAGCGTGAAGAAATCTTTATCGGTCTTCTTGAAACTCTTCATGCCGAAGAAGCAGAGGTGCTTTGTGTAGTAAAAGATAAAGCATTACAGAAAAAATACACTAGGATTTCTAAGACATTGATTCAGGAAACATTCCCCAATATTCAATGGGGAGGTCGTAGCTGATGAAGATTCTCCATCAAAACTGTGACCCTTCGGTAGCAGACGATAGAACTCTACCATATAATGCTTACTTAGTTACCTATGAGATTGATGGAGCACTTGCTTATGATTTAGTTATTCCAGACAAACAAGTAGAAATTTTTGATTACTACTGGGATAGATATAGAGAAGGTCTCAAGGGTTGGAAACAATCCGAAGGAAGAATTAATCCCAAATTGTGGGGAGCACAAACAAAAGAAGAAAAGAAAAGGAGGTAATTGTGACCATTCAAATTGCATCTTATGGTGCGGAAGTTATTTTGAAATCTTTAACTGGAGTTTCTACAACTACAGAAACTCTTAAATTAAAACTGTATAGTAATAATTTTACACCAACTAATCTTTCTGTACTCACCGATTTTACAGAAGTAACTGGTGGTGGTTATACAGATAAGTCATTACCTTCTACAGCATGGACTTTAACTGGCAATGCTATCAATACCACTGCACAAATATTTAATTTTACTTCTGGCATTGGTAATGTATATGGTTATTATCTAGTTGGAGCTACAAGTGGTAAATTAATTGCAGCAGAAAAGTTTACTTCAGGACCATATAACATTGTTGGAAGTGGAGATAGCATTACGGTTACTGCTACTATTAGTGTTACTTGACTTGTTTAAATAATTCTGATAAACTTATTGTATTCTATTGAGGTAAAAATGTCTGACGAAATTGTAGATGTTGAAGTGCAGCATTCAGAAAAAATTATCAGCGAAACAATTAATGAAGATGGATTAATTAATCCAGATCCATCTATGGTTACTGAAACTTCTGAAGAAGAAATGCGAGAAATACAAGAGCGTAGAGAAGAGTTATTAACTTTACCTGATTATCCTAAAGAATGGCAAGAAGGATATGAAGATAGTAAGGAAGAAATTTCAGACAAAATAAATCTTCCAATTACTGCTACACTCAAACAAGACGAAATTAATAAATTAATTAAAAAATATAAACGTTATATGAAAAGTAACTTGCGTGAAATTCGTCGTGTTGAAGGAGAGACGGAAAATTATGACGGTTAAACTTATTTCCGTAACACCAGATGCAGAAAAGACAATGGCATATGTTGCTAGAGTGTCTAACCCTAGTAACCAAGATAATGAAAACTACGCAGGGTTATTGCGTTATTGCATTAAGCATAATCATTGGTCTGTGTTTGAGCAATCTCATATGACCCTTGAGATTGAAACGAATCGTGGCATTGCAGCACAAATTTTGCGTCATCGTTCGTTTACATTTCAAGAATTTTCGCAACGATATGCTGACACTAATCTATTAACGGGAGATATTCCTGTGCCTGAGTTGCGTAAACAAGACACCAAGAATCGTCAGAATTCTACTGATGATCTTGGAGACTATGTAAAATTGATTCTACAAACAGAGATTCAGGAGCATTTTATTCGCGCCAACAACCTCTACAAGCGCCTTCTAGAGCAGGGAGTTGCTAAGGAGTGTGCCAGGTTCGTGCTCCCTTTAGCAACGCCCACAAGGATATACATGACGGGCTCGTGCAGGTCATGGATTCATTACATTGACCTTCGCTCTGCCCATGGCACTCAGAAGGAACACATGGTCATCGCTGAGCAGTGTAGAGAAGTATTTAAACAACAATTCCCATCAGTTTCTGAAGCATTAGGTTGGACAGATGAAAAATAATACACAAGATATTTCTGAATTGCATCAGCAATTTGAAGAAGTAATTTCTGATACTCCTAAAATTTCTACGGAGCAAAGAAATAAAATAAGATTTCCATATGAAGTTTTAATTTCTGTTGATAAAGGTTGGATTCCTTGTGCAATTCTTGAAGTGGATAGTGAAAAAGAATTAGCTAAAGTAGCTTTTTATCATCCAGATCATGCTGGATGGATGGAGACATGCCAAGGAGGAGTTTTTGACCAAGTGGTTGAAATGTGGAGAGTAAGAGTGAGGGAAGACTAATATGTATTACGAATGTGATATTAATGGCACTCCAGTATCTTGTCAAATTATTCAATGGGATAAGATTACAGGTAAGTGTCTTATAGAATACCCAGACCCTATTGGACTATTGCGTTTATGGGTTGATGGTGATAGAATACGTGGGCAAGCAGTCCCACAAGAAATATCCCAGTGAATATTTTTTATCTTAGTTATGATCCCCGCACTTGTGCCGCCGAGCATTGTGATAAGCATGTAGTTAAAATGATTGTTGAGTATGCTCAACTTCTTTCTACTGCTCATCGTGTGCTTGACGGCATTCCTTATACTGAAAAGTCTCCCAAAGGTAAAACAGTAAAACGATATCGTTTAAACAAACCAAGAGAAGATGTGCTATACAAAGCATGTCATATCAATCACCCATCTAATGTATGGGTAAGACAATCTCGGTCTCACTACCGTTGGTTGTTTGATTTGTTTCAACACTGTTGTGTAGAATATACACGCCGATATAAAAACTATCATAGCACTGAGAGTTTGATTAGCTATCTTTGGGTAGCACCATTCAATATACCAGAAGCAGGATGGGTAGATCCGCCCCCTGCGATGCCAGATATATATAAAGTGCCTGGTAATTCTATCCAGTCATATCGCAACTATTATATTGGAGATAAAATTTCATTTGCTAAATGGAAGTCTCCAGCAACAATCCCAACATGGTTTACTGAAGATGCCAACTTACAAATTCAAAGATAATAATACAGGTGAAGAGTTTGAAAAGTGGATGTATATGGCAGAGCGAGAGCCCTATCTTGCTGCCAATCCACACATCACTCAGATGCCAACGATGTTACATTCAGTTTCTGAAATTGGAAACTGGCAAAATAAAACATCAAGCGATTGGAAATCAATTATTAACCGTGCCGCTAACGTGCCTGGTTCAAATGTAGAGAGACTATAAATTATGCCTGTAAGATCTAGAAAGAAGAATGGAGCAGTCGTGCCTCCTGGTATGAGTTTAAAGCAAATGAAAAGAAAGAAACCTCTCAATTCAGATTTGCTGACTGATATTGAGCCTCTTACTGAAAATCAAAGAAAGTATTTTGAAGAATATGCCAAAGGTAAAAACATGTTTGCCTATGGTTGCGCTGGCACTGGAAAAACATTCATCGCTTTATATCTAGCACTCAAGGATGTTCTTGACGAGAATACTCCATATGAGAAAATCTATATTGTGCGCTCTCTTGTAGCGACACGCGAGATTGGTTTCCTTCCTGGTGACCATGAAGACAAGTCATCGCTTTATCAAATTCCGTATAAGAATATGGTAAAGTATATGTTTGAGATGCCAAATGATGACGAATTTGATAAACTGTACTATAATCTAAAGGCACAGGAAACCATTTCTTTCTGGAGCACTAGCTTCATTCGTGGCACCACACTTGATAACTGCATCATTCTTATTGATGAAATGCAGAATCTTAACTTCCATGAGTTAGATTCTATTATCACTCGTGTTGGTCAAGACTCTAAGATTATTTTCTCTGGTGATGTCAGACAATCAGACCTCATCAAAACTCATGAGCGTAATGGCATTATTGATTTCATGCGTATCATCGAAACGATGGAAGAGTTTTCTTCAGTAGAATTTCAAATTGAAGACATTGTGCGTAGTGGACTCGTTCGTAGTTATCTTATTAGTAAAACAAATTTAGGACTCTGATGTAATGCCTTTTGTTCATTTGCCTTTGACTTTAATTGAATTAGTCGCTGAAATGGTAGACGGTCGTAGGTTATATCCTGTGCCGTCTGGCAACAAATATCCTTCTATCACTACTGTCTTATCATGTAATCCCGAAAAGAAAGCGGGTATTCAACGGTGGAGACAAAGAGTAGGTGAAGATAAGGCAAATAGAATATCATCTAGAGCTGCATCAAGAGGCACAGTCTTTCATTCTATCGTAGAAGATTACCTAAATAATAGATACGATGAAAATAAATTCAAGGACAAGCATTTGCCCTTGATGATGTTTAAGAATGCAAGACCTACTTTAAATAGAATCAACAACATCTACGCACAAGAGGCAGCATTATATTCAGACCATCTTGAAATTGCTGGAAGAGTAGATTGCATAGCAGAGTTTGATGGAGAGTTGTCCATCATTGACTTCAAAACTTCATCTGAAGAAAAGAAATTAGAATGGATTGAAGATTATTTAATCCAGGAGACAGCATATGCATGTATGCTGTACGAACGATACAACTTAAAAGTAAATAAAATTGTAACTATCATCGCTTGTGAAAGCGGAGACACTCAGGTGTTTGTAGAAGCACCAAAGAAGGAATACCTTCAAAAATTAATCGGGTACATAGACGAGTATAAAAAA